TGAACTAAATAACCTGTAGTATCGTTTTGTATAAAATATTTTTCCATTTATCTACCTCCGATTCTTAAATTACGCGCTGTTGTGTTGTTTAATACTCCGATTAAAGAAGTTCCTGCAATTTCAAAGACTACTGTTCCTCCATTCATTCCTCCACTAAAACCAGACCCACCAGAAAACGATGCGTTTGTGTTTGCACCCGATCCTGTAGACGATGAAGTAGAACCACCTCCGATACTATCGCCTGTGCTTTTTTGTGCTTTTTTAGACGATGCTGAAAATGCCGCGCCAATAGCTACCATTGCAACACCCCCCGCAATCATAGCATATCCGTTCCCTGAGGTCATTGCTTTTTTAGCTATAACTAAACCAATACCTGTAGTAATCATAAGTTTTCCAAATTCAGTCAAGAAGCCTCCGATAATACCTAGAATTCTTTCACCTGCCGTACTTAATCCACCGTCTGCGCCCGCCATTGAATTACCTATCATTTCACCTAAACTAATAAATGAGCTAGTTATAGCTCCTGATATTAAATCATTGGCTTTCTCTGAAAAATCCATCATAGCCAATTGCATGTTCATTGTAGATTCCGAAATCATCGGAGCCATAGATTTCAAGGAAGCTGCAAATATAGTTGTGTCGACTGCTGGAATTACTAAAGGAGCTGGAGTTAAATTAGAAACCAATCCCGTTACTTGCGGAGTACTTCCGATAGGTGAGGTCGCTTTAGATTTAGGAGCTGCTGTCTGGCTTAATTTTATACTAGAAGCTGTTAATTGATTTATAACGTTTTGCCTTTGTTCTAGCGATTTTGTTCCTGCTATAATGGATAAACGAGCCTCATCTTCGGCTCTCTTTGAGTTTCTGATTAATCCGTTTAAATTAGTAACCGCTATAAATTTCTTGTTATCAGCATATAAATCATCGTTTGAAGCTCCTGCTCTTAAAGTTGCTAATTGCTGTTCTAGCCTTATAGTTTCGTTTTTTTGCTTAACCAACTTTGCATTTGCAGCAAAAACTTTTAATTGAATATCTGCCGATGCACTCGCTAATTTTTCCGCAATAGCCCTATTTAACAAAGCGGAAGTAAGTTCGTTTACTACGCCTGTTAAATTTGAAGTCATTATCTGTTCTTTGGATAAATTACCAAAATAACCCGGATATTGTTTTTGTAATTCGTTTACAGCTATTAACCTGTCTTTATCAGATAACGCTTTGTTTTGTGATGCGCTAACTAATGCTTTTAATCCAAATATTTCATTTGACGCAGCCTTTGCCCCTTCCTCACTTGCTTTTTTAATAGACTCTCCGAACTCATCGAAATTTCCTGTCATTTTGTCTATTATGTCACCTACACTTAAACCTGATTGAGCTAATAAAGTAAATCCTGTAGTAAGCAAAGAAACACCTAACAAAATACCACCTGTACCCATTAAAGAACTTCCTAACGCTTTTAATGCACCACCTGTAGACCCTGTTTGCGCTTTTAAATAAGAGAAACTTTCAGCTGTTGCGGTAATGTTATTTCCTATCCCGATAATGCCGTATGGAGCATCCTGTGCAATTCGTGAAAATTGCATTAAAGCGTTCGATCCGTTAGCAGTACTTTTAGCTAATTTATCAACTGCGGGTGCTGTTGCTGAGAATTGCTTTTGTAACCCTGATAGGTTTTTTTTAGCGGTTGCGATTTGAGCGTTTAAAGCGGTAACATCTAAGCCTACTTTTAAGTTAGCAGCCTTTTGTTGCCGTAATTTTTCTAAAGCAATAACGGCATCATTTACACCTTGTTTTAAATCGGTAATATCTGCGCCAATCTGAACCTCTAGTTTATTTCCTGTTGCCATTTTTGGAATGCTTTTATAAAATTATCTTTATGCTCTTGTGATACTTGACCGCTGATTTTTTTATCACCTTCCAAAGGTAAGAAACTTTCTTTTCTTTTTACCATTTTTTTAGGGTCTTGATGAGGCGCTATATAAGTTACCCACATCATTTCTCGCATCATTTGCCATTTATACGAATCTTGCCTTTTATATGCAAAAAGCCTGATTTGAAATTCTGCCCACGTCATATCGTAAACGAAATCCAAATCAGGACATTTAAGTTCTCCTAAAGCGAAACTTATTACATCTTCGCTCCAGTTTATTTTTCCGTCACTTTTTTTTTAGTTTCTTTTGGCTGCTCTGGAACGTCTTTAGTTAAAGATTGTCTAAATGCCGTAAAAAAAGCAATAACATTTTTAGAGTCTAAACCACCTTCATCGTCAATCCAATCAGAAACAGCTAAAGCATTAAAATCAGGCGTTTCTCCTAATCTAATGTGTCCGTACGCCAAAGAATAATACATAATTTCGGGCATCCACTTAAATGGATTATCTTGTATTTGAGCGTCGATTTCGTGCATTTTAACGCCTGTTTTTTCAAGTAAAATGCCTAAAAAACCAAGCCCAAAATAAAAATCTCTATACTTTCCACCGATGGATAAATTTATTTTTTTCATATTTAGTTATAAAATTCAATTTTCAATCCACAGTTATTCAAAACGTCATCAGAAAGCACTCCGTTGTCATAAGTTCTAACTCTAAATGTATCGCCTATTTTTATAATCGTAAAACTATTTAGCGCGAATGCTCCCTCTGAAAGAAATGATATGCACATAAACGCATTTAAAGAAGAATTACACGTCAATATATATTCTCCTGTAGAGTTTCTTGTCCATACAAATAAAAATCCAGTGTTATTTCTCGTCGCGGTATTTACAGGCGCGTTTGTTCCGGACTGACTTAAAGTCGCTGCGTAAATAAAGTATGGCACTTGCTGATCAACATAATCAACGATTAATTTTAAATTAGTCCCAACTTCTGTTGGAGTAATTCCTAATGGGGTCGTTTCGTTCGTAATTTGGCTGTCAATTTGCGCCTTTAATGCTGTATTTGTCATTTTATTTTATTTAAGGTTACGCAAATTCATTGCTAAATATACCATTGAAAACGCTAGTTCAAACAGCGTGCGGATCAACTAATACAATTGCACCGTCTCCGTCAATTGTTGTGCTGAACGTTGTTACTTCATCACCGCTTCCAAAAGTAGCTCCTAAATCAGTAATATAACCACTTCCAAAATATTTAACCGATGTTGCATCGTCAATATTTGTATCAAGTTTCCATTCAACTAATGTTTTAGCTTGTTGCAACAAAAACAAAGCATCGTGAGATTGTTTAGCAGTATCGCCGCCCACTGTTGTAGTGTCGATATATTCGCCTTCTGCATCGATGGAGTAACTAAATGTACCTGCTGTTTTCTTAACAACTCCGGGAAAGCATTTTGTTTGTGATTCAATCATTGAAACAGTTGTGTTTAAACTGTTTGAAGTTAGACAAGCTACTGGCTTATAGGCAGCACCTGTATAAATGTAGATAATTCCTTTTTCGCCTTTGATGCTCATAATAGTAAGTTTTAAATTTTTATGTAAATATAATTAAATTATTCCAATGTTAACACTAAACGGATAAAATTTCTATAAACCGTTTGTGTAGCGTTACTTGTGTCCAGATTAGACGGAAATTCATAAACTCGATTTTTAACCGTAAAACCTGCTATTTGAATATTTGCAATTAGTCCTAAAATAGCATTTTCCATATCATCGTTAGCAACACGGCTGCCAACATTTCCAGCTCCGTTGTAAATACAAACCAAATCCAATAAAGTAGCTACTTCCCATCTATGACCGCATTTTGTCGCGTTAACATCTTCTTTATCTTGAGTCGATATAATAACATATTGAGTAGGGTTTAGTTTTCCGGTTACTTGGGTATCAAAACACGGATATGTAGTGTTAACAGCGTCATAAATTGATTTCCTGATATGCTTGTTAGGATTTTCCATAATCTTTTAATAATGCTTTTAATGCTTTTAGATATTCTTTTCTACCTCTTAATAGCGCAGGATATAAATAAGGTCTTGCTCTTAAATTTACCTCTTTAATTCCTTTTCCTTTAAATAACCAAGCTTGTTCTTTTAACTCGTTTGGCACTTGAACTAAACCACCTGTTCCAAATTCAACGTATGCCGCATAAGGCGCGACTGTTCCACCTGCTTCAATATTCCAATGTGTTTTATCTTCTTGCCTTGCTTGTATCGATTGTCCTAATTTACCAAAGTTAGCTACAACTGTAGATTTAGCATAAAGTTCAATGTTTCTTGCAGCCACCTGCGTAGCGTCCTCAATATCTTTTTCCGCTTCTTTTCCGTACTTCTTTAGATTTGCAACAACTTTATTAAAGCCTTTGAGTTCCATATATTTCAATATCAATATTGTTTAAATCGGTATTCAAAATAGAATCGATATTATAAATTAAACCGTTGTATTTAATGAAATTATCTTCAATGCTCAAAGCAATATCGTAACGATTTCTTATAGTAAAAACAGTTTGAACAAAGTTATCGTTTTGACCGTTTTCATTCGTTCTATACGCTCGTTTTGTTTCGACGTTAGCCCATACAGAATAAACCAAAGCAGTAGTTACCGTGTTTCCACCGTATCCATCTGGAACAGTTGTAGTTTTCCATATTCCGATTGCTTTTGTGTATCTTCTGGCTATCATACAAATCTTCTATTAGCGTCAATTGCCTGTAATACTGATAAAGGTATTAATGAAGTATTTTCCTGTTTTTCGCTTTCGTAAAACCATACTTTAATGATTTGTAAAGCGGAATCTATCAACTCATTTGGAATATCATCTAATGATGAGTATCCAATTGTTAAAGTAACCATATCATTAACCGTTGGAACAATAGCGTATAACTGCCTATATTGTATATCTAACAAAGTAACGGTATTGTCAATAGGATAGTCATAAACTTTAAGTTGTTGAACTAAAGCGCAATCCTTGTAATACACTTTGTTTCTGGTCTTAAAAATATGATGAGTTCGCTTCTCGATAAACGACAAAGAACTATTAATCATACTTATAATTTCGTTATCCGTTTCAGTTTGAAGCGTATCGATTTTTAAGTATAACTTAGCTCTGTCTAATGAAATAACTTCTAAATAGCTTGTCATTATTTTTTAGCTTTAATTTCAACTACGTACCAATCAATTGCTTTTGCGTCTTTATCTGACAATTCAATAGTATCACCTATTTCATAATTCTTTTGCTCTGATAGCTTAAAAAACGCCTTGATTACTTTGTATTTTTTCATAATGCTTTTTATTTAATTCAAAGATATAAAAAAAACCGATACAAATTAATGTATCGGTTTAATTCTCCTTTCATTTTAAAAATTAAACTGCGGTAAAATCTCCGTAAATAACTGCTGGAGTATCTTCTACAACCAAAGTTACCTGAGCCTCAATTCTGGCCGTAATGTTATTGTTAACAAAGTTAGTTCCTTCGTGCTCTGAAAATTCAATTCCAATACCTTCCGTTACTATCTTATTCACTCTTGACCAATCTCCAACGTAATACTTGTTAGTTGGCAACCAGGACGATGCTTTTAAAACTTGAACGCCAGCGACTCTTAATATACCGTTTTCATAAGTTACGGCAGACGCTAAGTCCATTTTTGCAGTTTTCAAAATACTAAGGTAATCCGTTGGTTTAACGATAATTAAATTAGTTTCATCATAATCAGCATCTTGAAGCTTTCCAATTTCATTGATTAACATTTCGGCTTTTGTTTTTCCGGTGATTATTTCAGTTGAAGCAGTTGCTCCAGCTGCCAAAATAACTTGAAAAGCTGCGTTTTCTGCTTTGTAATAATCACGTCTTAACAATCTTGGTATTGTGTTTACAATATAAGAAAGATTGTTTCTCATTTTTCTTGAATAGCGAGCAAAACCAGCTATAAAGTTAGTTGAAACATCCACTGCTGAAAAATCGTAATCTCTTTGATTTTTAGCCGCGCCCTCTGTTTGCGCGCCTACAGATCCTTCTCCTGCTAATTCTTTGGTATATGTATATATACCATTGTCAGCAGTTACTGTACCTACAAAATCTTCAATGTTTACAGATTGACTAGGTAAACCTACAATGTCTAAATTATAAGTTCTTGGAGCTGTTCCCGAAAGATTCGCAACGGTCATATTTGCAACCGCTTTCGTTTCTAATTTAATCGGAGACCCTGTTTTTACAGATTTCACTTTTTCAGCACCTTCACGGATCACTTTTACAAGTACGTCCTCGTCTTTTACTTCAGCGCTTTTTTCTTGCAATTTAATATCAAGTTTGTCGGCGTGTGCTTGTAAAGCATCAAGTTTACCTTGCAAATCTTCTTTTACTGATTTGATTTCAGTTTCATATGCCGTTTTGAAGTCTGTGGAAACTTTTGTTTCGAACGCTTCTAATTGCGCTTTTACTTCGCCTGCTGTTTTTGTTTCTAAGCCTAATTTAATAGCGTCGAACTCTGCTTTTAATTCTAAATCTAATGCCATAATTATTTAATGTTTAATGAGTTTGTAAATGATTTTAAAGTCTCTAATGTAAGCGGCTCGTTTATCAAAGTGTCAGTTTCTGACGGCTCATCGGTAAGTGCTTTTAATAATGTTTCTAATTGAATAAGTCTCGGATCTGAATATGGTAGATTATATGCTTTAGTTAATAATTCCATTATTCCGTAATGGCTTTTAATCGATTTAATATCTTGTACTGTTGATAATTGATTTGCTCCCCAACTGGATAAAAAAGAATATTCCATTAATTTGTATTCTTGAATAATGGATTTGTTTTTTTGGTCTCTTTGAATGACTTTATAGCCAATACTTAATTCAGCATTTAAACTGTTCTCGTGCATCAGTTTAACATCCTGAAACATATCACGTCCTAAATCCTTATTCATATTGAATTGGGATGTAGTTAGCAATCCGTAACTATCCTTCGTGTTAATAGACAAAGGAACACCAATCATCATTGTAGGATTGTGATCTTTTAATACGCGAATACGTTTAAAGTTTTCGGTTACTGTTTTGTCAAATGAGCCAAATGCGGAAATATCCCCGTCTGAATCTTTGAAGTTATAAACATTGGCGTAAGCGGTTACAACGCCTTTTTTATCGTCTAACTCTTTTAAATCGTATGATAATTGTTTAAATTCCATAATACAAATATATTAATATTATTTTAATTTAGTCTAAATAGTTAAATTATTTTTCTTTTTTTAGAATCATATATGAAAATGGTATAGAACCAATAACATCATCTTTATCATTAAATATTAAATAAAGTTTTTTTTCACTATCACAAATTACTCTTTCATAATCTGAATAATCACAAACAAAAACACCGTCAAAATATACTTCTAATTTTTTCATAACTATTTTATTTTTCTTATTGGTTTTCCTCTCTCATCTAGCTTTACCGTAAATACCACTTTGCAACGGCAATTAATTGTATTTCCTGCACTTCCTTTTGGATCGCCCGGATAGTCTAAATTCTCACCACCTACAAAAAACGGTGCAAATTCATCTACTTTTTGGCCATTCATATCTAAATGATCATATATTTTTCTACGTGTTCTATTATCTTGAACTGAAACCCAATTCTTTTCCAATACTAAATTTGAACTTTGAGCAGCTAAAACAGTAGCTATATTCGTTGCTGTTGTGGTTTCGGTTCTTGCAATTCTCAGGGCTTGTGCTTTATACCATCCAAATTGCCGTTGTAAATTACGTGTTATTTCAGCAATTGAAATGTTGTTTTCGTAACCTTCTGCAATTACTTTTACAATACTTTCAATTAAAGTAGCGTGTACAGAAACAATCCTTAATCCTGCATTTTGATTTAACCACGCACTTATAATACTATCAAAATCTATTTCAGCCTTTATGCTTTTTTGAATGCGTTTATAATGTGGCTTTCCAAGTTCTGAGTATATTTCATTATACATTGTCTTAACCTGTTCAATCGTAACATTGGCATTTATCAAATAGTCAAACGTGCCTTTAGACATATTATTAAATGGAATGTTATTGACAATTTTCAATACATTCCGCCTTACTATTCTATAAGCTTGTATTTCTTGTCGTTGTCTAAGCTTGTCCATTTGATTGCATATCAGTTACGCTGGGATCATTAATATTAATTATTCCATTTGGAATATAAATCTCATTCATCATTTCGTCATCAACTTCCTCATAGTTAAATACTTCTCTGCGTTCATTCAACGTTAATGGCACTGCATTTACCCATTTAGACATAGTTTCCATATCGGTCTGCATTTCTGGTAATTCAGATATATCAAATTCTAATTCAGTATTTTCATATCCTTTGAATTTCTGTATAAATTCGGTGTTAAACGATTCAGCAAACAAATCCAAATCAGGTTTTATGTTATCGGTAATAGCTCGTTTACGCGCCTCAATAACTCCATCTACTCCAAAACCCGTTCCGGTTCGTTCCTCATTCAATAAATCAATTGGCCAATTAAGGCAATTGCATAAAGTACGTCTATCATTGCTTAAATAGTCAAATGGTTTTAATTCGTCAGTAGTTAATGAAATACGAGTAAATCCAAGTTTACCTGAAGCACCCGCGATATTTGAAAGTTTGTCACTTGAATTGTCCATATCCACTAAACGCTCTTTTAAAGATAAAGCCTGTTCTGCTGTTAATGGTGTTGCTCCGTCTCCAGCGTGAATAAACCCATAAACTCCGCTGTTAAGCATTGTTTTCACATTGTTGTCAATTCCACTATTAGAACTGTTAATATTTCTGATAGCAGCCATTAATTCGCTATAACCGTATAAATGTGATCCACTTTGATTGTAAAACGGATTTGCTCTTTTGATGTGAATTATATTCTCAACATCAAACCTCACTAATTGATTGCCTTGTTCTAAAACATAATAATTAATAGGGTTTTCAATGCTTAAACTTGACGAATTACCTTTTAAAACAATTTGTACCCAATGAGAGGGTAGAATATATAATTGCATTGGTTGTCCTGCATTCATACCGTCTAAAGGAAACATTTTATACAAATAAACATTTCCACAAACTTTTAAATAAATCTTGTATAAAAACAAAATATCATTCCAAGTCTGGTTAGGATTGGGGCGTTCTAAAGGCATTGGCAGTTCCGTATCTGTTTCGTATGCTTTTAACTGTAGTTTTTTAATCTCTCGTTTTTGCTGAAAGTTTGTATTAATTGGATAGCGTTTGATTTTCTTTAAAGAATCCTCATCGCTTATTTTCTTAATGCAATATGGTACTGCTGTAGTTTTAGAAGCCATTTGGTTAACAATTGCATTAACGTCTGGGTTTTCTCCATACCCTTTAACAATTAATGTTTCAAGTGTTGGATTGTAAGTAGTCGTTTGACCTCCGACTAGTTTATATAAAGCCTCGTTAAAATAGTTTTTATTAGGATTAGTTAAAACATCCCACGCCATTTGAATTCTATTTTTTGCCATTATAGTGAATTTTATTCAAAGATATATAAAATAATAATTAAAACGTGAAAAACTTTGGGGATAGTTCAAACCATAAACGCATCATTAAAGCATCGGTATAATCTGGAGAGTGTCCTATTAATTCTTTTACCTTTTCTTTAGGTATTATTTTTAACTTACCGTCATTGTCTATTTTATCCCTTTTTACTTGCTCTAACTCCTTTGTTATTAAGTCTTGCAAGTATCCATCTGAACAATCTATAAATACTTCATTTCGCTGTATTTTTTCGGCTAATTTATAGTAACATTGTGTTTTAAGATTTTGATATTCTACTAATACGTTTTCTTCTTTTAATGCCTTTGAATTATTAACAAAGCCTTTGCATTTCAAAACATCAACTACACCGCCTCCAACACCATCCTCATCGGCAATAATATTAGAGTTTGGAACTTTATGTTTTAACGCTAAACCTCTTATTGCCTCCGCTGTCTGTGTAATACTTGATTTATCTAATGTAAATATCTCTATAACACGAAACCCAGACCAAACACAAATAACCATTTTATCACTACCATAACGCGCAATGTCAGCACTAATGTATTTATCACCTTCTATTACAAATTCATTATTAAAAATGTCATTTATCTTATCAAATGATATTAATGAAGCCGGATCATTATCATAAGCCCAGTCACCATAATACAAACGTCTTTTGCTTATTTCGTCAAGTGCCAATAATGATTCTAAATAAGACGGGTGTAAGTGAGGGTTATCAGTAGGTAAAGATTGAATAAATTTACGATTATCAGATATACTGCCGTTAGTTGACGGCACATAAAACTTAGAATAAACCCAGTTTTTAGACGGGTTACAAGTGCCTAGTATTTTTGGAACTATATTATAATCATTTAGTTTATATCGAATGCGAGACGTTACAATTTGCCACGCTTTATAGCTAATCTGATTACACTCATCAACGAACGCGCCTGTAATTTCTAATGAACCTAAACTATCAAAATTAGGGTCACTTGGATATTGATAAAGATCTTTTAGTATTATTTCACTGCCATTATTCCAATAAATAACGCCTGATTGATTATTAATATTGAATTGACTGGAAATTTTAAGATTTGAAGTAAGTTCAAAGAAAGTGTTTAAAGTAGTTTCTTTTAAAGTTTTTAGTTTTGACCTCCCCATTAACCAACGAGTGCCGGGATACATTTGACATTGTTCAATTAGCCATAAACATCCTAAAGCTGACTTACCTCCACCTGCTGCACCTCCGTAAATAATTTCTTTGGTTGTTTTGTCTTTTAGGAAGTAAACCGCGTTATTTTGTTTCGGGAGCAGTTCCATTGCCTAACGAGATTATATTTGTAGTTATTTCTCCGGAATGTTCATTTTGAACTTTATCACCGTATTTTTTAGGATTCATTTTGCCTAACATCCATTTTCTTGCATCAACTCTTAAACGAGATCTTGCCATCCATTCACCGTTGGGAATTTCACCTTTGTCGGTATAAATTGTATCGCGTGAAGTTTCATCTGCAATATCTAAAATCTCTTCAAAAATAGTGTCAGCGCGATGCTCACAGGCTCGCGCGTATTGGTCGGAAATCTCTTTATCTTCCTTTAACCATTCATTAAAAGTATCCCTGCTAACTATGTTTAATTCTAAAATAGCCTTACGTAAAGAAAGTCCTGTTTCAATAACTGAAAGGACTTTTTTTATAATTTCTGATTTATCCTCAGGACTATATGCCATACTTTTAAATTTAACCCCGCGTCCATTTAACAAAACACGGGGTAGAACAAATCTACAAAATTATTTTCAATTCCTCGCCTGTTAACGCAAAAAATAAGTTTTGAAGTTGGTGTAAATACTCAGATTCTATTTCCCATTCGTCAGACAAATACAATGTAATTTTCATTTTTTGAAAACCATAACTAAATCCTTTTCTAATTAGTTGTATTTCAATTTTTCGATATATTTCTTCAGTTAGTGGGATTGGCTTAATCCTATCCCAGTTTTTATGAACATACAATAATTCTAATTCATCATCATTTAAAACAATAATATCTTTTTCTTTGAACGGGGTAATTAATACTAAATTACCGTGTCTTACTTGATTTTTCATACTATTTCAATATTATATCCTAATTCTTTTTCAATTTCTTGGATTGTCATTTGTTTAACAGGAACAGGAATAGCCCATTTTCCTTTTCCGTCAAAAATCATAATATTACTTGATACTCCATTGTACATCCATAACTGATTATATGTGTCAAGATAAAATCTTTCTTGAGTATCCCTCATTACACCATCAATTACCTTACAACTCCTATTGTCATACAAGCAATTAACACTACTTCCTATTAGATATTTCTTCACCGCCTCATTACTCAACGCTTCTAAAACTTCCTCGTTTGTGGCTTCGATCCATTTATCAGCTAAATAAAAAGCCCATTTATCCGATGATTTTTCAAATTCTCCATCGTAAAAGCCATATCCTTTTTTTTGTTTAATATCTTCCGCAAAAACAAGTGTGTCTGAATTGATATATTTATACCAAACACTCGTTTTTAATCCTTCAAACACCTCAGGAAACGCTTCTTTCAAAGTCATTCCCGAATTTTCTTTAATAAATTTATTTGTTAGTTTCATTTTAATGTATTTTTATCGATTGCTAAATTGTTTTCAATTAATCCGTAAATGTCGAAGTGCCATTGTAATAACATATCTACTTTTCTATGAGACAGTTGTCCAATAGCTCTATAGCCATCATTTAAAATCCATTGTTCGTCTTGAATATAGCACTCTAAAGGGTAATTAAAACCTACTTCCTTTAATAGTTTTTTCATAGGCACAAACTTTTCTCCATTTACTTCAATCTCTTTTGTAAGGTCTGAAAGTGGACGTAGGATTGGCAAGTGTTCTGACAATAATAATCCTTTGTAAAGTAAATGATTATGTCCTACTGTTTCTTTATTATAAGTAAAATGCAATAAAGTAACTATTCTTATTTCTTTTGTTCTTTTGTCCATCGCTTTTAATTCGTATGGCAAATACCCTGCTAAATGTTTTAATTCTAATTTCATAGTTTGTTATTGTGTAAATTATTTGCTTTTTCTATTGCTGCGTTTGTTGCTTCAGTGCGTGAATTAAATCCGAAATCTTTATAGTGATGTTGTTTAAACGGCTGCTTTTCTACTGAAAATATCCAATCTTTTAAAAACCATTGTATGGCTATGTGTATCCCAACCGAATCAAAGAACTCGATTATAAGTGCGTTTTGGAATAATTCAGGCAATTCGTAAAAACCCATCTCAGTTCCTCTTCTTTCACTTTGAAAAAAAATAAAAAAATCCTCTTTACATTTTCCTGTTAGTTTCATAATATCTCTATTTTTATAGTTAATCCATCCTCTTTAGCCAACACTTCCAAACGTTGCAATGATATGATTCTAGTGCCGTTTAAGTAACGATCTAAACTTGTTGGTAGTAGATTATGTTTTACAGCATATTGTTTGTTCGTGAGACTTGATTTTTGGATTATCTCACGGAGTAGATTGCTGTTTGTTGTCATTTGTTTAATTGTTTAACATCAACAATAGTATTTAATACGTCGTGTGTTTTAAAAAACAAATCTTCAATATAATCAAGTCCTTCACATTCACAAATCCAATATAAATCCCTATCAATACTATCATCTCTATATGTAATTTGATATTTATTTACATCCAAATTATTTCCTTGAATATTTGATTTTCCTTTACTGTTGGAATATCCTTGAATTGTACCGTCTGGCAATATTTCTCCCATAATATTTTATTTAAAAGGGGCTTAAAAGCCCCATTATTATTTTTAGTTTTTAAATCCAAACCAATTTCCATTATTATCATCTGCATAAAATCTGCCAGTTGAAAAAGAAATCCAAATATTAAAATCGTAACTGGCTAATATTAACATTTTTGCTCCGTTAGTTCTTCTCATATTTGTGATTTTAGAAAAAGTTTCTGTTTTTGCTAATTCGTTTACTTTGTTTAAGATTGAAGTTGTCATAATTTCTATTTTTTAATTGTTGTTATCTGAGTACAAATATACAAATGTTATTTAGATAAACAATCCGTTTTGGATTAAAATGTTTCTAATACATATTCATTCTAAACAACTCCTCCTGCAATTCCCTCCCCTTCTCATAATCCCCAATCTTAAACGCTTCCCGTATTTCTATTTTTAATTGTTCGGGGCGTGATGCTATTGATTGGTATTTGTCGCAGTCTTTAATAGATCCAATTTTACAAGGTAGCTGGCAGTGTTTACATATTTTCATATTAGTATTTTTATCGGTTCAAAGTTATAGGTATTATATGCCCTATTATATAGGGGCATAAATACCGATAGACGTTTGCATATTTGAAGGTTTATAAATTGGTTTTATTAAGAATACCATTGCTATTTATGTTAATTGTTTGAATTATTATTATTTTTATGTTAAAACTATCGGTATTGCAATTAAAATAATTAAAATACCAAGCGAAATACCCTGCAAAACACTTGTTTTTTATCGGTATTGCAATTATTGGTAATTAAAATACCGATACCGACAATAAGGAAGTTTTCCTACTCTTTGAAGTCGTGTATAAAATAATTACCCCTACTTCCATCTTGAACTATCCAAGTCATTTCTTTGCAATACTTAATCAATTCTTTTACTTTAACATCGCCAATAGTTCCGAATTTTTCCACGTGAATTTCTTTAATGCGCTCCATTAAAACAGAATATCCAATTCCGTTACCTTTGTAAGGCCCTGTGAAAATATCCAGTAAAATACCATACTTTTCAAAGTTCTTTAAAACCTTCTGAACTTTACGGCCGGCCTTTGGCTCTTCATATGTAATATCCATTATCTGAGGCGTGCCGTCGATTATTTCAAAGCTCCAATTATCAGGCTTTTTGTTTCGTGTTGCTAATGTTTCCACTAACTTAACTCTTTCATCTTCTTTACTGCTGCTAATTTGAATGACGGTTTCGCTTTTGTTGGTGAGAATTGTTCCAAGGTGTCCACGCATCTTTTCGGATTGGCTTGGGTTCTGATGCAGTACGTTTACAATATGTAAATCACGTTCGGTTGCCCATTTACGCAAATCATCAACCATATTTGCACTTTCTCGAATATCATTCGTATCGTAAATCAAATCCGCTACTCCATCGATAATTACTACTCCGATGCCTTCCATTTCATAGATTAAAGTTTCAACGCTATTTCGTCGCTTTTCAGTGCTTAAAGCGTCAAAGTTAAACATCAGCACGTTTTCAATCTTTTCATCGTTAATCACGGCTTTGATACGTTGTAGAACTAAAGATATGTGGTATTTGCTTTGCTCAGTATCTATGTAAATTACTTTGTCTTTTCCTTTTGGAAGGTATGAGCTTAAAACGCCTTGAAATTCTCCTTTATGTAGTATTGATTCATTTATCAAAGTCATTAAAAAAGTCTTTCCTACTTTGGCTTTTCCAGTAACACAACTTATATTTTGACGGCTCATCACCATTTGATTATTGAAAAACAAAACAGCGTCCGGTTTAGGCACTTCCTCACTTGGAAGTACTCGATACTTTAAAATATCTGAAAGCTGCATTTTCTTTTCCACAACCTTTTCGTTGTCTAGTGCTATTTCTTGAAACATAAAATTGATTGATTTACAGTGTTTACAAAATGAGCAGTTACGGTGTCCATATCCCAAGTGCCTAATGTTTCAAGCATTTTTGCGGTGTCGATTTTAGGATAAAT